GACGAAGCGCGAGACGCTGTAATCCGCCTCACAAGTGCCGTGGAACACATCGCTTCGCAACTTGAGGTACTACATACTGACATTAAGGACGACAGAAAAGAGACGTTTACCCGCTTAAATACAGTTGAACAACGTGTAACAAAACTGGAAGCCAGGCCCTAATGAGCGTCATCAGCACCACTGACTACGGCAACGGCTTTGTCATTGACCAGTTAGAAAATGAACGCGGCGAGTTGTACTACCGCGCGTGTACAGGCAGCATCTGCCGCTACGCCGAAGACCAGTACATCGCAGTGATGTATCTCGAAAATATGGGCTGGGACCCTACGCAACAAGTCCCTCAGTAATCCAGATCACAATCGCATCCTCCCGATGCGGCTCCCAGAAAGGCTGGTTTCTGTACCATTCCAGCCAGTCTTCAGCCGACTTGGAGATGTTGCAGGCAAAACAGCAAGCCACCAGATTCTGCTGGTGCGTATGCCCACCTCGAATCTTGGGATGCACGTGATCAAGCGTGGCTGACCTGCCCAGGTCTACCCCGCAATACGCACAGGAATTTTCCCACTGTTTAAGGATTGACTGCCTAAAGCGAGCTTTCGCTTGTTTTTTGTTTAAGTATTCGCCATCCTCAATGCGATGGTCCATACCAAGCAGTCGCTTACCCGAATGTAGCCATAGAAACTATTACGTGCCTTGGCCTTCTTCTTTAGTACAGCTAAACTTCAGGCAGAATCCACATCCAGCATGGACTTCATCCACCACCCCGCTTTCTGGGTAGTTGTAGCAGCAGCCTCTGAGCTGATTGCCCTATCTCCCCTCAAGGACAACAGCATCATCCAGCTGGTGTTCCACGCCCTGCGCTCGATCAAGGGAAAAAAGCTCTGATTGCTTTCGGCAAACCCGGCTGGCAACGCGGACTGGAACGCGCCATCCGCCGATGGTGGTTTGAGTTGACGCTGCCGGGCAAGCTTGACGCTGCCGAAAAGGAGTGGCTAGCCGCTCAGCCGTTAGCACCAAAACCCGTAGTGGTTCACGAACCACCCGATGACGAACTACAAACCGGCGAAAGCCGCCTTCTGGGTGGCGCCATGACCATCCACTCCCCTTGGTCCGATGCCCAGCAACAAGCTCCGCCTACTTGACCTGTTCCGCTACTACAAAGGATTGCCCCATCAAATGGCGGCAATCACTGAGCTAGAGGAAGCAATCAACAAGGCCAATCCACACATCCTGGGCCGCGATCAAGGCTGGTTCAAAACTTGGAGCGTTGCCGGCAAACAAACCCAATTCCCCAACAGCTGGGAAGGAATACTCGAAGCCGCCCGTGTTGCCGGAGCAAAGTTCCCAGAACTTGTAGCCGCCCAATGGGCACTCGAATCAAATTACGGCAAATTAGTATCTGGCAGAAACAATTTTTTCGGATTAAAAGGTGAAGGTAGCGATAAAAAAACCCAAGAGTTTATCAACGGCCACTGGGTCACTATTACCGACACTTTTATAGACTTTCCTGATTTACTGGCCTGCGTGATCTACCTAGTAGACCACTGGTACAAAGACTACAAAAACTACAAAGGCTGTAACAACGCAGCAACACGTGAAGAAGCTGCTAAGTGGTTACACAAAGAAGGATACGCTACAGATCCTGATTACCCTTCCAAACTAATTCGTCTACTGGAGCAACACGCAGGCAGCAAACCTGTGGTGCCTCCAAATCAAAAAATGCTGAAGGTACCCTATGAGTACCAGCTTGGATCTGATGACGGCCCCAAAGGCTGGCGTCAGTGCTTCAGCTCCAGCTGCGCAATGGCGGCACGCTACTACGGCAAAATTTCCGGCGACTACGAATACAACAAAATCCGCGCCCGCTTTGGTGATACCACTGACCCCAAAGCACAAATAGCTGCCCTAAAAGCACTGGGACTAACCGCCACTTTTGAGATGGATGGCACAGTTGAAGATCTAGAAACAGAAATTGCCCACGGCCATCCCATTCCAGTCGGCTGGTTACACAAAGGAGCAATTTCCAACCCCAGTGGTATGGGTCACTGGAGTGTCGTAGTGGGATACACACCAACACACTTCATCCACAATGACCCTTTCGGAGAAGCGGATTTGATAAATGGTGGCTACATAAGCAACAAGGGCGGCGCTGGTATCGCATACTCGCGCCGGAACTGGCTGCCTCGTTGGCTCATCGAAGGCAACGACACAGGCTGGTTCATGCGAATCCGCAAAAACTAACCATGCGCCCCATCGAACACACCACCGAGTCTTGCTTCCACAAGGCTGCCCAAGACCAATGGCTGGTGGACCTCTTCAACAGACAGGACTACCGAGCCCTCCTTGAGGCCGCCTTAGTGCTGAACACGCTCCACCAACTGGAACGCACAAAAGCGGCCTGGGCTATCCGCGAAGCAGCGAATAACCTGGCCGAACAATTCGGGCTAGACCGCGACTCCGCCTAGTTGGCGGTGTACTGCTGGTACAACCCGGTATATGTGCCGTGTAGTGGATGGCCCTTTTTGTCACGGCCATCCCAGAAGTAGAGCTTGTCGAGCAGGTCTGCCCGAGCTTGGTTCACGATGACCTCACCCCAAGATTGGCGTGCCCAATCAGCGATCGTTCTGCTCACGTTTTCCCTCCAAGAGTCTGAGATTTTGCCGCGCCCGCTCTTTGGGGCCACGAGTCGAGCGCACCAGCTTAGGCTTTTTCGCTGCCGTTGACGGCACTTCAATCTTGCAGTTCGGGTAACGATTCTGCGCAAACTGAATCGCCTGCTGGAGCGACTCCGCCCGCACCAAATCCCGCATTGCCCCCTGCCCAGGCAACCAAATTTTCAACTCAAACAACATGGCATTAGCAGAACAGGTACGTGAGCGCCCCTCACCGAGTCTCAGCTCTGGATTCAGCTGCTCCTGGAACGGCGTTACTTCCATGATTGCGGATAGGCGGGTTCATCAACGCTATGCACAGCAGCATGGCAGTTACAAGACTGAGCAACAGTTCTCGCCGCAGCGATAGCTCGCTCATAAGTGACCCACGAGGATGCGTCCTCCTGGGATTGGGTGAAACCAATTCCTTTACCAGAGTCGTAAACCGCCGTAACCCAGCGATCTTCGACCATGACGACATAGCGCGTCATCTGCCTTCATGTGACTACTGTGTAAGCCTACAACCCCGCCCTAGCCTGCGTCGGTATATCACGAAACACAACTGAGTCTCATGCGTCAGTTTCTGACACTTTTCCTTCTTGCTTGGAGCGCATCCTTCCCTCAACCCGCCGCTTCACCGACTCTCTCCATGCAGCCTCATCTGCCGCTTGGGCCGCCTTGTACTCCGAAGCCGGCAAAGCCTTCTCCAGCGCGGCATAGACCATATCCCGCAACAGCGCCGTAACCTTCTTGTTCTCTGCCACGGCAAGCTGCTCAGCCAACTTGTACCGATGCGGGTCAAGAAGCAACTGGCAGTAATACTTGTTGCCGTGGTTCAGAGGCATGGCCTACGGTCTAGTCTGCTACACAATAGCATATTGCGTCACAGTAGTCTCACCATCGGACATCCTCATCCACCCGCTTCCGCCACGCATTGGATTGAGCCACCCGCGCTCCACCCCTCTGCTTGGAACACCCCTTTCTGATATTCCGCGCCCACTCCAAAAAAGCCGCAGCTCGCTGCAAATCCGCCGTCTTCGCCTGCCGAATCTCTCGCTGGAGCCACTCCATCACCAACTCTCTTCCCGTGCGGGCGCGACTCATGAGACTAACTCTGAGACTCGCATAATCGACTGGGGCTGGTGATGCGGACAAAGCTCCAGTGCCTTCATCCTTGCGGCGAAAGCATCTGGAGCAACGATGAAGAGATCGTGAGTACCGCCGTGACGCGTGTGCATCCGCACGCGGTATTCGAACTCCTCCTGGATCACTTGGCCTCTTGCCAGCTATCTCCGACCTTAGCCTCAGCAAGCGGTGGGATCTTATCCAACCAACGTGCTTCAGCTTCCTCCATTACTGTCTGCAACTGGAGCGCCCAGACATCAGCATGTTCCTCTCTGACGAGCAAGATGATTTCGTCATGCACCACGCCGGCCAAACGCACCACGTCCTCCCCGTCTGCGTGGAGTAGCGGCCACAATTTGCCGAGCGTAAGTTTGAGGACTGCTGCACCAGCCCCCTGAATTGGGGTATTACAGCGAGTTGTGAGTTTGTTGTTCTCACCCGGTAGAAACCGCCGCAAGCCCGATTCGCGTATGCGGATAGATGGATTGTCCTTAGCCGCATCAGCAGCGCGAGCATTTTGCTGCTGCCATTTGGCGATGCCTTCATAAGCAACGTGGAACTTCCTCCTGACTTCCGCCGCTTCATCAAGATCCATCTGGATTCCCATTGCTGCTGCATAATTTCTGAGTCCTTTTGCACCGCTTCCGTATAACAATCCGAAGTTGGCTGATTTACTAACCTGTCGCTGTTCCTTTGTAACATCTTCTTCTTTGACCCCATAAATCTGCGTCGCTGTAATCCTATGCAGGTCCTTCCTCTGCTGGAACACCTCAGTCATTAAGGGATCCTGTGCTTCTGCCGCAGCAAGCCTCAACTCCATCTGCCCATAGTCCGCCACCACAAACTTCCATCCCGCTGGAACCTGCACGCAAGAGCGAAAACGCGGATCCCTAGGCACTTGCTGAAGATTTGGCGACATGCACGACATACGCCCAGTATCAGCCCCAAGCTGCAAATAACTGGCACGAATAAACCCATCAGGGTGCATATTTTTCAACAAAGTTTCAGCCATCTGCCGCCGCTTCTCAATCTTTTTCCACCGCAAGTAATCCGCAATGACTTTGTGATCACCAACGTATTCCTGCAATGCAGATCTGCTGGCACTGGGCTTGTCATTCTTCATATCCATCGGTGGCTCACCCAGCAGCGCCGTGAACTTTTTAAGCAACTGTGCAGGACTATTGAGGTTAAAAACATTCGGGTCCGGCTTCTTACCTTTCGGTCCCGGCTTTGTCTGGTACATCAACTTCCCATCAAGCCCCCTGTGCAACTTGTGTTGCGTCGGAAGTGCTGCATCAAACTCCTCGATAAAGCGCTCACCAACCTCGACGTTTTCAATATCCAGGTCTTCGATCAGCTTCTCCAAAGCCTTTTTGTCAAACGGCAAACCCGTGCGCCACAGCTGTGCCATTGCCGGTAGCGCCTTGCACTCAAGTTCCCACGCCGGCATCAACGCGCTGGTCGCCATCCGCTTTGTGATCTGCTCCCACAGCTGGGTCAATACCACCACATCCTTGGCTGCATATTCAATCTGCGCCACGCGCAGATCAGCCGACCAATCGCTGCGCTGCTCTTCCTTCGAGATTGCCAGCCCCAGATAGCGATGCACAACGTGCTGGAGCCCGTGCTTCACATTCGGCAGCCCGTTGGTCAGGATGCGACTGGCCAGCATTGAACAGTAAACCTTGCCCACCGGATAAATTTCATGTTCTTGGAGCCAGCCAAGATCGAAAACGGCATTGTGCGCCAACCACTGCCGCGGAACGCTGCAGAACTCTTCGAGTGTGATCCAGTCCTCATCACTAAAGCTCCAGCAGTCAAGCACTACTGGAGGCTTTACGAAGGTGGCAAGTTGCAACAGACGAAGACCACCGAACTTCGGCTGAAGCCCAGTGGTCTCAACGTCAAACGCAACGAAACTTGCATCATCGAGCGTATGCAGGTGCTCGATGCCTTGAAGAATTTTCATGCCTGGTAGGGCGTG